ATATTGATAGAACTCTTTGTATCTATAGTACCGCCGTTTAAAACAATACCGTTTAATTCATCTTTTAACGTGTCTAATGTGTGTACACCTTCTCTTTCAAAAGCAAATTTAAAAATCCAACCTGCTCCAGTAATGCTTGGTGCACCATAATTTTCTAAAAGATTTTGGCCTACACCATTAAGTGCTACCGGTGTATTCATAATAATTGGTTGTGCTCTTAAACCTATTACTTGTACAACACTTTCAAAATCTTTTTGTGTGTTATCAGAAAAATCGCCTGTTTGTGTGATATCAATTGTAGTGAATAGTGTGTAATATTCTATATTACTCGATAATACCTCACTACTGCCCATCGCACCGCTTCTTTGTCCAACCATGTGTGTCTCCGTCTTTGTACTATTTATCAGTTTATACTTTTTGCTAGTCAAAAAAAATCCCCGTATAAACGAGGATTCTTTTGTGTAAAAACTAAGTCTTAACTAAATGTTACTACTAATGTTGCACCTGTGAATGAAGGTGTTGCGCCTGCGCCTTGTACCGCAATGTGACATCCGTCACTTGCTACGTCATTTTCAACTGCTACAACAACAAAACCTTCGTTTTGTGCTTCTGTACATACTGCTTCAACTGAAACTACAGATACGTCTGTAACTGACATAATGTGAGTAGTTCCTACGAATCCGTTTGCCGCTCTAACTGCCGCGTTTGGGTTTGATTGTGCCATTATAATTCTCCTATGTTACTGGATACTTGTTTTACTGTATCCTTTGCTTTTATTTATCACTTTTAGCCATAAAAAAAGGCAGTATAACTGCCTTTTTATTAAGTTTAGTTTAACTTAGAATGAGACGTCTGCAATAACGTGTCCTGCTAGGTCACCGTTTGCTAAGTTGTCTGCACCTTCTAGAATCATATTAACTGTGTCGCCACTAACTGCGCCAAGTTTTAATACTGAAAGGTTCAAGTTTTGGACTGAACTAACTAGTGCTGTTAATTGAGTTGCTGAAATGTTTCCTGATTGTTGTTGAAAACTTTTTAAGAATACATCTTTACCAATAAACTCACCAGCCGCCGCCGCTCTTCTATCTGATTGTGCCATTTTAATTCTCCTTAAACACAGATACTATAAAAGTATCATATGCACTTATTTATCAAATTTAAAGGTTTTTATTTAGATGATCTAGGTGAATACTGACCTAATTTTGAATTTATTTTTCGACCTAAATTCAATGATGTATCTACTGTTGATCCTAGACTTGTTGTATCAATTTTATTGTCATGATAAAAATCTTTGGCTTTTTGTCTATAACTAGACACTCGTCTTTTATCATACTTTTGAGCATTTGTATTACCTACTTGGGCACCTCGTGATCTAGGTTCTTCACTAGATTTAGGACTAGATTTAGGAGCACCACCAAATGCTTTGACATAATTATTTTTTGCTGAATCAAATTCTTGTTTAGATGCTTCGTTATCGCCACCAGTCATTTTAGAAATTCGACGTGCAACTTCACCTTGAATAGCATCAATCGAGTTATTATATTTAGGATCAGAAGCAATTTGTAAAGTCAAAACTGCTTCTCTACTTCTACCCAATTGATAAAGAGATGATGCATAAGCCGTTAACTCTTGGGGACTAAATGCTTCTTCTTTTAAAATTATCTCGTTTATTTTCATTGTTGTTTCTTCCGGCCACTTGCCCAATAACCTGCTATTGCGCCTATACCTGTGCCGTACTTCTTATATTTATCAATATCTTTGCCCAACTTCTTTGCAACCTTTTTACCAACATACCTACCTGCTATTGCACCTGCGGCTGTACCAACTACTCTTGAAGTTGCTGAAGGTTTTGGTTTTTTATAACTTCTACTCTTAACTTCATCTGATATTCTGTATTTTTTATACTTTGCCATATCACTCAAAGATGAAACCATTTCACTTCCTCGACCTAATCGTCTAAAGTCTTGAATAAGTTTGCTGGTAACATATTGCCTTTGTGCAAATTTTAAATTTTCCCAATCATTGATGTAACGTCTATATTGCTTAAAGTTTGCATTTGATATCTTAAGTTGTGCTTCTAATCTAAAAAGGTATGTAGATATTTCGCTTTTATTGAGATTGCCTCTTGCAATTTTAGATAGTATGAAATAAAATTTTCTAGAATCGAAAGATAAACTTTTTAAAAACCTAGTGCTTTCTATGTTATTTTTTAAACTTATATGTTTGTTCTTTGGATTTTTTACTTGATATGCTAAAAGATAAATGTCTGTAGCATGGCTCCTAAACATAGTAAAAGTACCATACTGCGAAGTTTGTCTTGCATATGCTTTAGCATAATCGGATTTATAATCATCTTTTGCAAATGTAAGCAACGATAAAAAACTTAGATATAATAAATCGGCAATACCTCGTCCATCCATCTCGCCAAATTGTCTACTTTGACGCCATAGTCTTGCTTCTGATATTTCTTTATCTATTAATTTAAATTCCATTTTATCTTCGCCCACATAGGCTTGTATTGTTTTAGCACCTTGTTTCTTTAATGCTTGATGTCTATGATTGCCATCAATAATGCCGCCATTTTTATGAACTACAATGATAGGAGCATCACTTAAATTACTCTTAAACATGTTATCTATGTTATCTTTATTTCCTTGCCAACCATCTGCAGGAGATACAGAGTCTATATCAATATTTTTTAATTTAAAAACTTTATTTTGACTTACCCAGCCAAGCCAATCTGGATGATGCCTTTCTTTCATATCTTTTTGTAACTTTGATAACATCTGATCTAATGTCATAGTATCCATTATGCTCCAGGCCTCCCTGAACCAAAGTTTAATTTACTAAACTCTAATCTATCAACTAGTTTCAAAGCATTACCCTTTCTATCAACTGCAACAAATCCTTCTTCGCCTGTTACTTCATACCCATTTTCTGTTTCTTTAAATGTAGGCATTTGTCTAATTATTTCTAATTTCCTAATAATCTTAATTTTTGCTTCTATGATTTTTAAATACAAATCATATACTGCTACAATACTTTTTAAATTTTTTCTTATAAATTTAACACCTGCTACCTGTTTTTGTAATTTAGCATCTTTAGTAGATTGTTGTTTAACTTTGTCTATTTCCTTTGTCATAAAGGCTATGTACTTTTGAATAAATCCTTGTGCAAATTTAGTAGGCTTATCAAATGCTCCTGCTCTAATATTGTTATTTACATGAGCCTTTAATTGTTGTAAAAAATCTTTACCTATTAATTCATTTCCTTGTTCTAACCAATTAAATGTACTAGAGTCTATACTTTTCATATATGCTGTTGCAGAATTAATTGCATTTAGTACATCAATACTTTCTTCTTTTGTGAATGTAACTATGCCGCTTAAATTTTTTATTATAGCATCTCTATGCCATACACTTTTACTATTACCTAATACATCAGCATTAAAACCAAACTTGGCTCGTGTATCTGCAAGTGTAGGTCCACCTACATACTCTGTGTGCCATACAATGCCTATATCTGCACTAGCAATTTCTTTTGCTAAATCACTATTAGTAGGGACTGCATAAACTATTGTGTTGGGTTTAAATAGTAGAACTTCTTCACCGTCTATATTTGTTTTTTGTAAATCTTCTTTAGAAAATAACATATCACCCTGTGCAACTGTGTTCCAATTCAATTTGCTCAAAGTCCTTAATGCAAGTTTTAATTTGTCTCGTAAGCCTTCTGCAGGATGATTTTCATCTATGTCTTTTTCTGTAAAGTTTATTTTAGGCTTTCTAGTAGCAAACACTCCCTTGGTGCCTACAAAAAATTTACCAGTTTCTGGATCTCTGCCTGCAATGATTGCCGGAGCACCATCCCATTTTGTTGTCATGCTGATAGGAGTTTTAGAATTTCCTTCTAGCATTTCGTGTAGACTAGATAGATAATTTATTGCTTCTTTGGCTCCTTCAAAGCCTTTATTAAAAATATGATCTTCGAGATGCTCGAGATGAGTGTTTTTGCCTACTGCTTCAAGTATAAGTTCAGTAACATATCCTTGTGAAATTTCGTTGAATTTCATTTGTACTATTTTCTAAAGTCAGGATCACCTGGCATTAAGATACTTGATTTTTTATTTGATTTTTTACGTTTTTTATCTAAATTTATAATATTCGGTTTTTTAGTCTTAGGTTCGTCGAAAGTATTAGGAGTATCAGGAGTATTTGATAGTTCTGGATCGTCTAGTTTTCCACGTCTATTAAATTTATAACCACCGTCGCCTGTCATTTTATCTAAACCTCTTCCAATTGCTCCACCTATCATTGTGCCTGTTTTTTTCATAATACTTGCGTTTGGATCAGTTCTAGTTGCTTTGCCTATACCTCTTAATCCAAGTCTTTTTGCAATTGGTTTTGCTATTAAATCATTTGCTAATTTAAAAGGATTTAATGTAATTTTTTTCCTTGGATTCATTATGTTAAGTACTGAAGTAGTTAGAACATAATCAGATTCTGACCCGGGTCTAACGTATGCTCTATCATTTTGACTGTACCAGGCACTAACTTCTTTAACCCAAATGTATTTTCTACCATTAATACTGTATGTTTTTCTGTCAGCAATGTCGTCACGTGTTTTAGCATCCAAAGGGGAGGCAGTATTTCCTTGTGGTGCTTCTACAATACCTTCAATAATTTCATTTATCAGCATTTTCTTTTTCTCGTTGAGATTCTTTTATAATCTTTGTAATACCTCTGGAGAATTTTTTGCCGTCTCGGCCTTTAATACTATTGATAATTCTGTTTGTTAGATCTTTAGCAGTTGATTCATCATAATATTCTTCTATTTGCTCGATAAGATTAATTGCACTATTAATTACATGCTCTCCTCTATTAGAAACAACATGATCTCTATCTCTATCTACAGATATCTGATTAAGTTCTTCTAATATACTTCTTCTCACCGCTTCTCCAAATAAAAACGTATAATGCTATTTATCATTATAAGTCATTCTTTTTCAAGAACTCACGCATATTCATTGCTTGGCTAACTGTGTCTTGTGCTTCAGGTTCGTCTGCTTTGATACTATTATTACGTTTAAGTTGATCTACTAGTGAACCTGTAGTAATAGTCATTGCATCTTCGTCACCATCTTGTAAGTCTTCTATTCTTAGTGTGTCAGGATCAAATCTTAAATCTACTTTAGTGCCAACACCACTACTAGAACGTGTTTTCATAAACTGTATTTGATATCTGCCTTTTTCTCGCATAGCATTTGAAGTAAATATACCTACAACATTGTCTGCTGTTTGTACTTTACTGATACCACCTGCTATGTGGTGATGATCAAATTCTATTTCTTCTACTGCACCTCTATTTAACTGCGATGCTGTTACCATCAACATGCCCAGTTCCTGCGACAGGTTACGCAGTTCTTCACTTACATACTTGTCCTTAACAAACAGATCGCTTGGACTAACCTTTGTGCTAACTGGCATAAGCAAATCCAAGTAGTCAATCATGATAAAGTCTACTTTGATGTTAGTTTGTATTTGCACTTCTTTTAAATACGCTCTGATATCATTGATGTTGCTTTGTGCTGGCAATGCTTTTACACGATACTCGCCAAACTTTTTGCCCATCATTTTTACTTTCATGGCCGCTGTGTCCATGTCTTTGCGTATTTCTTTTGTGCTGGTATTGGTCAGCATTGCATCAGTTCTCAAACTGGTAAGCTCTTCGCTCAATTCAAGACTGATATACACACCACTAAGTCCTTGCTGTAACCAGTTCAGTGCCAAGTTCATCATGACCAAACTTTTGCCTGATCCTGATCCACCAGCAAAGATGTTTAGTTCTCCGCGACTGAATCCACCATATAGCAATCTATCCAGTTGCGGCCACCCTGTGCTTACTTGTCCGCCGCTGTTGAAGTATTTGTCAATTCTGGCTTTAGGATCTGCAAAATAGTTTGTGCCCATATCCTTGGTAAGTGACACTTGCACTGCATCCTTGATCAGCTTTTCAACTGGACCATAGTCGCCTTTTTCCAGCAAGTCTGCACTTTTGAGAATAGCACGTTCCAGTTCACTGCGTTTTGTAAAACTTTCAAACTCACTTAAAAACCAATCAGTGTGACCTTCATTGAGATCTGGAATTTCCTGCAAGTTTGTTCCTGTGACTGCTTTTAACTGCGAACGCTCTGGAAGTGTTTTGTGTTTGTCAACATGATCAGAAATAAACTCTGC